TAACCAGTATAAGATGTATCTGGTTTTGGAGAAAATCTAAATGTATCTCCTAATATTGTATAAACTTCTGGAGTTCCAGATGTTGATGTTCCTCTTAACTGATCCATGTGTGATGGAGAAACATATCTTAAAGGATATTTCGTACTGCCAGATAAAATATAAAAGTTTCTAACTTGTAAAAATCCTGTAGGCAAACTTTCAGTTTCACTATCAATAGTAATACTGCTTTGTGTAATCATTTTTCTAATTCTTAATTTAGAATTAAAGTCTGCTTCTGTTAAAATTATAAAATCGTCAGCTATCTCATCAGTTAAATCTGTTCTGTTTAACCAATTTGCTATTGATGTTTTAAGTGTTGAGTATGATGTTAGTGCCATTAAAATTGTCCTGGTGCTGTTCTAAAATATCTATAATCAGAACTGTTTAGTTTTTGTCTTAAAATTTTTTGTTGTGTTTCTTTTGGTAAAGCAAACCAATTACCTTTATTTTGATCTTTATGATATTCCTTACACCAAATTTCTAAAACGATTGTAGGTATTGATGCTACTCTTTTTAAACCTTTGTCTGGTGAATAGCCATCGTTTTGAGTATATAATTTTTTATTGTGATCTAGGATAGGTTTATGATTTACAAATCTTTGATGAACCACACCTTTATCTTCATGTGGTATAAAGCTATCTGTAATTAAACCATCTGTTTCAGTATTTCTTATTTTCATACTCTGCCTTGACCTCTATAAAAAGGCTTCTTACCCAATTGTCTGCGTTTATTTTTATTCATAGTGCTGGTAATAGGTCGTCTGCCTATAGATGTACCTTTTAAAGTTTTTGTATATTCAACAACAGCACCATACTTAGGCGGTTTAGCCATTACGCACTTAATTCAGTTGCATACAAAGTACCATCACCACTTGTTCTAATCGCAGCTATTTTTTCACCAGGAGAAACTTTAATAATTTCTATTTCACCTGCTGGTAAATAAGCCAAGCTAGTTGTGGCAGTTGGGGATGTGGCAAAAGTAATATGACAGTTAGTTGTAGAAACTACTCTTAAAAATTCAGTTCCACTACCAAACGCATTACTTACTGCTGCACTTGATGACGCTACTGATATTGTTTGAGTCGTTCCATGTCTTAAACCATAATTCATCATTGTTATTTTCCTTATTTAATAAAATTAATTTTGGCATCTGGGGGAAGTACCGCTAGGCAAGATCCCCCAAATTCTATAATTATCTTCTGATAACGAATGTAACTACAAGTTTAATTGTATTACTAGAAGCTCCATCAGTTATCATTTCGATAGTTCCATCTTCTAATACTTCGTTAGCTGCTGTTGGTTCAGCAGTATCAACATCTCCAGCAGCAGATCCAGAATAAGCAACTGTAATTCCGCCACCTGTAATAGCAGTTCCACCTATTTCAAAAGTGATACCTCCATTAGCTGTTCCAATTGCACCTTGAAGTGCAGTAATAATTTTTATTACCCTTCCTCCATCAGGTACAGGTACAAATGTTGATGATGCTGTACTAATATCTGCAATTGTAGATGTTATAAAATAATCGTTTAATGTTCTCATTTTTTTTTCCTTTATTTGCTTCGTTCCGCCTTGAAAGACTTCAAAGACCAAACAAAATTGTTAATTGAATTATAAGGGGATAAATTAATACCCCCTTATAAAAGTTATCTACTATGAAGTAGTTAAATCAAAAACTCCGCCTGAAGCTTTTTCATTTCTTGATTCCAGAGTGTACTCTGCAACTAGAAACTGCTTCGAAGCATCACCAGTTTTTGCTAGATCTTCAAGAGCAAAATCTCTTAAAAAAGCAACTGCCCACATATCAGGTGTGATAATGTGAACTGATCTAGCTGGTGAGAATCTATTTGGAGCTACAGTCAATGCACCGAAATCACTTTCGTACACATCTACTGCCGCAACCAGTCTTTTATTCTCTGCTGGATCCATTCTTGTTGCACCACCAGTAAAGCCTGATAGTTTTTGCTTGTTGAAAGAACCACATTGTACCATAGTTGGATCTCCACCAGAATCCCAAACCAGCTTTAACGCTGCTTTTAGTTGAGCTTCTGTGAAGGCTCTTTGTGTACCATTAGTTCTAGCATCTGCTCCTGTTCCTGCTGGTGAAGCTGGACTACCTGCTGCCGACATAACATCGTTTGTAGCAATCCAAGATTCAATACCACCAAGTTCTCTTGCAGTTGTATCGTTACCTGCGACTTTAGCGTTGTTAGCACATAAAGAAGTTTCCATATCTCTTTTAAGCTCTTTTGAAGCTTTAGAGATTTGGTAAGCTAGTTCGTTGTTACGACCAGCTCTATTTGTAGCTTCTAATGTACCAGTAACTATTACAGATTTAGTTGAAATCTGAGTGTAGTTTCCTAGCCTAGTAGTTGCAGTTGGTGCAGAGAAAGTAACTTCGTTACCCTCTATTGCAGCATTTGTACCTGACGCAGCGGCTAATGCATCTGTTTGCCATTCATGGTTTGTAAAAGCAGCTTTTGCTTTTGCAATTGCTGACATGAAAGGCGTATCAGTAGGACTGATATTATAGATTACATTCGAAAGATCTTCTCTTTCGCCAACAGCATCATAGGTACTATATGTTCCACTTACCTGTGCCATATATTTTTTCTCCTAAGTTATCGTTGTTTATTGTTTACCATATCCAAAAATATACTGGTTGCATCTTTAACGCTTCCAGATTTTTTCAGACGACTTAACTTTTCCTTTCGTCTAGTGAAATCAATATCAGTTTTGTCTTTTTTAACTCCTGATGAAAAAACTTTGCCAGGTTTAGTAATCTTTTTTGCTAGATTCGGTTTTGAATTTTGCATACTTCGATACTTCATGGCATCGTTTACCAACAAAATATGACGATGATCGTAAATATTACTAATTTCAAGGTTGTTATAACCATGAGATAATAAATAAGATCGCATATTACTGCTCAACGCTGTTGCTTTTACAGGATCAGAAAATTCTGGTATTTTCATAGCCAGTTTTCGCTGTTCGCTTTGTTTAAAAGCTTGTTGTTGATTCTGCTGCTCAATTTGCGTTTTATTCATAGCTTGATTAAGCTGTTCTTGCTTTCTCTTTAGCCTATGTTCAATTTTAGCAGCTTCTGTTGGATCTTCATCCCAGAGTTTATCTAAATCAGTAGAATTAACTTCTGAATTTAGTTGTTGCTGGGCAACAGACATTAACTGATTCAACTCATTTAGTTTTGAGGAATAGTCTTGCCTTTGTTTTTCAGACTCAGACATGAATTGTTTCTTTTCATAAGAAAGTTCTTCAGTCTTTCGTCTATAGTCGGCATCTCTTGAGTAACCATTTTTTAATTCGTCTAAGCTAACATCAAATTCTTGACCTGCAACTTTGACCTTGTGGGTGGAATCTGGTTCTTGTGGAATCTCATTTGTTTGTTCTTGAGATACTTCTTCGGAAGCTTCTTCTTGCGATTCTTCTTCCTTTATTTCCTGTTCCTGAGGTTGTTCTTCTTTCGAAGATTCCTCTTTTTGTGGTTCAGGAGAATTTTGTTCTTCCTGTTTTTGTTCTTTTTCAGGGGTGTCTATCTTATCAGTTTTTTTTTCTTCTGCAACTGGATTTAATAAACCTGTAATTGATTTTGCAGCTTTTTGCAAATCAGTTTCAGCTCCCTTCGTTGGGTTGGCTTGATTGTCTGACATTGTTTTTCCTTATTTATGTTAAGCTCCTCTTGTGAGGTTGGCTTATTTTAACCTTTGTGATTAAAATTTTGTGTCTTTAATGGAATTTCTAAAATCTTCTAACTGTTTTTTAGCCAGTTTTCCTGTATCAGAAATTTCCTGAATATGTTGTTCAACTTTACCTACAATATTGTAAGCTAACCAAAGTTTTTCTCTAGTTTCAGTTTCCTTTGCACCAGTATTAAATAAACTTTCAGCATATAGCTTTTTAAGTTTATCAAATGCTTCTCTTAGCAAAGGATTGTCTAAAAGTTGTTTAGCCTTGTTGGACTGGCTCACTTCCTGGCTCAGTCTTGCTTGTTCGTCTTTGTTCATCTAAACTATTTATCTGTTGTTCTAGTGTGTCTGAAGATTTTTGAGCTGCTAAAAAAGTTTTATTTCTATTAGATGTTACTAATTTATCTAAATCAGCATCCGCTTTCATTTTTGCAACATCAATTTGTGTGTTGTATTTTAATTCCATATCCTTAATTTTAGCTTCAAAACCAAGAATAGCTTCTGCTGTTTCAGCTCTAATTTTTTTATTCTCTAATTCTAGTTCTGCAAGTTTTCGTTTTTCTTCACTTGCAATTCTAGTAAATTCTATTTTTTCAATTGGAGTTGGTGGCGGTGGTGGTTTCGGTTGAACCATTTGTTTACCAACATCAGGATTAACAAAATAGTTTTCAACATTTTTTAATCCAGCATTCTCTATCATTTTTGATAAAGTATTATAAAAATTCTTCAGAGTAACCATTGGATATTCCTGTCCACCCTGTAAATTGAAA